ATCGATGAAATGGAGCCGAATAGGAGCATCGGGGGCATATTATCCTGCTATTTTCGATGTGGGTGGTTCCGAGAGAATGCGTATTGATACGTCAGGAAATGTGGGTATCGGAGAGCCAAATCCCGGAGTTCCCTTAGATGTTGTTGTAGGGTCCGCAGCTGCTCGTTTTAAAACGGATTCCACTGCTGGTTCCGCTATATGGTATGTACGGCCAAGTACTGGATCGATGACATGGAGCCGACTCTTCGCATCGGGGGCATATTATCCTGCTATTTTCAATGTGGGTGGTTCCGAGAGAATGCGTATTGATACAGCGGGAAATGTCGGTATCGGGACAAACGACCCAAATTCAACGCTGCATTTTAATGGGTCAATGTCTGGAAATGTAACCATGGTATCTTCCGAATATACCGCGGCAGACACGGATTTCTTTATCGTCGCAGCCCCAGGAATAGTTAATTTGTACATGCCAAGCTATTCCGGAAGAAAAGGCCGTTATTATATGTTCCGTAATCAATCCGGAGCTACTGTGATAATCGGGTGTCAGTCTGGTGAAAAGATCAATGGGGTGGTTAATGGCACGACCGGAGCAGTGAATAATACATCAAGTCGTATTATCTGCGACGGGACAAATGGTTGGTGGTCAGTTTAATTTTTGTTTGAATTAAAGGTATCATAGACATGGAAATCCTCACGACCGGGTCAAAGACCCCAGAGACGATCACCAAGTCCATTTTCCTTGCCGGCCCCATGTCCAGGACCGGTGCCACCAATTGGCATAAGGATGCCTGCGAAATCCTTAAGAAAAAGGGCTTCGATGGCACAGTTTTCTGCCCATCCGCCTATGAAGGCCCATATGAAGGTCAGGTTAATTGGGAAAATACCCACCTGAACATGGCCGACGTGATTTTGTTCTGGGTTCCTCGAACAACCGATATGCCCGCCTTCACTACCAACATTGAATGGGGCGAATGGTTCAAATCTAGCAAAGTCGTTCTCGGGTACCCCCCGGATGCCTTTAAAATGCGATATTTGGATCTTAAAGCCCGTCAAAACGGCATACCCGTCTCGTCCACCCTCGAACAAACAATCGATACCGCCCTGGCTTTGTTGAACTCTACAACAGCGGCCAAAAGAACCGGTGGGGAACGCTTTGTGCCTCTTTTTATATGGAACACCAAGAGCTTTCAAGCATGGTATTCCGCGGTTAAAGAAGCCGGCAATAGCCTGAACTATGCACAGGTCCTGTTCACCTACCGGGTAGGACCAAAGAAATTTGTCTTTGCCTGGATTCTACAGGTCTCTGTCCATATCACAGCGGAGGGCCGGGACAAGACAAATGAATTCGTATTCGCCCGATCGGATATCAGCACTGTCGTGGCCTTCTGCCCTGGCAAAACGATTTTTGATACACGAATTCTCCTTGTGAAGGAATTTCGGTCCCCTTGTTCCAATAAATCCGGGTACGTTTATGAACTTCCTGGTGGGTCCGCTAAAGATCAGGCCCTGGACAATACGGCGGTGGTTGCTGAAGAGCTCGCAGAGGAGACCGGTTTGCATCTTGGGAAGAGTCGTTTCACATACCTGCAGTCACGCCAGTTGGGCGCCACTCTGAGCGCCCACAAAGCCCATCTATATGCCGTTCGACTGACCAAAGAAGAAATGGACTCAATACCCACGGACAAGACCTTTGGGGTCGCCGAGGACACTGAATTGACCTATCTTGCGGTGCAGAATGTCCGGGATCTTCTGGAAGAAGACCTGATTGATTGGTCTATGATGGGAATGGTGTTCAAAGCAATGCTTGGGGTTAATGCAAAAGAGGCTGATTGGGTGTCCGAATTCATATTCTGAAATTCGGACACTAGGTTCAAACAGGTCCAAGGGCCTGTAAAATTTCAGAGGCCTGGGCCTTGTCTGACTTTCCTGGATTTATTAACGAAGCGAGCGCACCCACCGCATCTGGTTCTACTCCAATTTTGCGAGCAATATCCTGAATCCAGTCCGATGCTGTACATTTAAAGGAACGGTTCTCACACGTTCCATCGCAAGTTTAACGGCAGATTTATTAGACGTCTCCATATCAGTCTCCTTTGGGTACGAAAGACCCTGAACTTCTTGGCCAAACGGATCGACAAGTTTCACCGCTTCCAATCCCTTAGGTTTGCCAGAAGGGATCGTATACTTCCCACTGTCCACAAACACTCTTTTAAAGTCTTCAGGATTGTATGGCGTACCTTTAGGTTCCGAGCTCCCTGCTACATGGACCAGAATGTATTCAGTCTTTAATTGGTTTTTATAGGGCTCTAATGATGGTCCTTGAAGTACACCGAACTTTTCCCGTACTGTCTCCGGGCGAATCTCTGCAGGACCATCATTTTTAAAGGCCTGGTCTGAATAATGAACCCGTTCCGTACCATTCTGCCTGGAACCATCAGGATTCAAATTCACAGAGTAATAATAAAAATCAGGCGTCTCTTTTCCAGGAACGGAGAAAAGAACCTGATAAGCCACCCAGGTGAAATTAGAACCGGATGGGCCTTTTATGGCCTCCGGCCTATGAGGATCCGCCCGGAAGTATAGCCGGGCTTCCTGCAAATGATATTGATCTTCTCTGGAGCCCATTATTCAGGCTTTCTTAGCGGCCGGCCGGGCATCTCGAAGATGTCCACTGTATCCGTACCTGCTACATGGTCGAAGAACCGTGAATTTGACGTGAGGTCGTTTTCACTGCTGACCACCATCAAATAAAGACGACCAGTGTCATCTTTATCAAAGACGTAAGTCTGATACGTCTTCTGGTCCTGACCCTTAATCACAAGACGTTCGAACTTCAGACCAAGAGCGCCCGAACCATAAATAGCACCGGGAATCGCTACTTTTGAACGCCCACGATCGGCCGCACTGACTCCAAGGACTACGGTCGAATCAATGCCCTGGACCGGGGAAATTACCCGAGTCTCCAGGACTGGATATGCATCCGAAACGGCCGTTGTAATGGCCTCGCCGGCACAAAGGGCATCAGTGGCCTTATCAAGGGTTGGGAGTCGATCAACGACGTTGGCCGGGGCCAACTGGGGCACATTGGCATTGCAAATTTTGTATGTGGCCCCCGGGGCACTGAAGTTGACCGGTTCGGTTACATACAGGGCAAGGTCTCCGCCGACAGCAGCGACGACATACCGTGAAGAATCATATGCATCCGCGCTGATTGTGGATCCCACCTTTGCCACTTGAGTCCACTGGGTACTTCCACCGGTAATGACCGTACTATCAAAGGTGAAATTCGCCGTACCGGTTGAATAGGTTTGATCCTGCATGAGGCCTGATCCGGCAGTAGTCACCAAGGCGGGACCAGTGGTGAGCACAAAACCAGCTGCAGTGCTATCGAGCAGGCCCTGATAGGGCAGGGATCGATAGAAAACCGAGTATGCCTCTGTATCGGTGATGGCAGATTTTACCAGAACCGGAACAGAAATCGTGGTTGATCCACCAGTAGGGGAATCCGTCAAGTGTGCAGTAAATTTATTTTTCGGATTTGCTGGAATATTTCTATTTGTATCCAACATGGTATAGCGCTGAATCCCAGATCCCATATTATAATAAGCAAACCCGTATCCATTTAATACTTTTGAACTACCAATTGCAAGGATCGCTTGATTCGTAGTATCAAAAGTATATGTGGAAGAACCTGTTGAGGTGGTCACCAGTTCTTTCATCTCATAACAATCCACAATGCCGCGAGCCTGGTTGTTCCCCACAAACGTCTTCCCTGCCGTATACAGGGTCATCATCACGTCTTTGCCCGTGTCGACAATCGTCGGGGAAGTCATCGTAATCGTGTAGTTCGCGGAATCTCGAGCGACTTCATATGTCGTAGACGCCCCGTCTATGATAATATCCGCAATACCCAGAATCTGGTATCCATTAAGCGTCCTGGGAAACACCAACGTGCCGGACCCATTTCCGATCATGTGATGTTCCATCTGATGTCCGAAATCCCAGGGCTCCGCGGTTTCACACCCCATGGCATACAGATAATCGAATTTGGTCCCGTCATTGGTTAGGATCGGCGCCGCATTTCGAACCCGAATACCTTCCCTGGTCATTGCATATGAGAGCGACGAGGAGTCCGTAAGATTGCGGGATTCAAGGAACCGAATCGGCAGATCCGTCAAACCATGATCGGCGGACGTTGGGAACTGTATACTGTAATTGATCGAACAGGGCCGTGTGGGCGTCCCGATGAACGCTACAGTCACAGAAGATGTCCCGGTTCCCGTTACCGTGTAATTCACACCAACGGTTAAGGTCGCTCCATTACCATCGCATACATTATCTACGGAAGCGATGACAGTGCCTGCCGGGTAAACGGCGGTATCCGTTGTGCTTATGTTCCCATTACCTGCGGGAACACTCAGAATTGTATCTTTCTGAAGAATTGCCGCATTGGAGAATACCCGGCAAACTCCATCTCCTTTGGCGATTGTTGTCGTTCCAGGATAGTCCGTTGGCGCCACTGCGTCCGCCACGGTCATGTACGTTCCAATATGATCCTCACCAAGGAGGGACTGGGTGATTTTTCCCGGGACTTCACCACGAATGAGTTTGTTAAAAGCCTGCTCGGCCATGGCCTTGAGATCCTGGCTAACCGGGACCAGATGACGCATGTCCAGAATGTCCTCCGCAACAATCCAGTCATTGTACAGGTTATCAGGACGATCTGAGGCATACCCATTATTGTGATCCACCCGGGATTTTCCAGCTCCATTGGTATGGGTATCAATGCTGAAAGCCCAGGTATTTCTGCGTGCCACGGCAAACATCGGGATAGCGTAGCTGTAACCATCGACTGTATTCAATGTCTGCTGAGACGCCGTATCCCCATTACCCGCACGCCAAAGTCCAAGGTCACCGGCAACTGGCTGAAACACGGCCAGCGAACAACTCAGGGGGCTTCCCAATCCAGCCTGGGCAAAGACCCTATAAGGATCAAAGCCATTTGGGTAGGTGATGATATCACTTGGTGCTACTCGAATACGATACTGAACCTGAATACGAAGAGTCGTCTCAATACCGGCCGCCGGATCAATCAGATCATTGGTGGGATTAATACCACCATAAGCGGCATTCCCATGCTTATACACCACATCTCCGGGTTTCACCAGCTGACGCCAAACTTCGAGAAACACAAAATCCGTACGATGGGCAACCGTCGGAGGTGTCGGAAGGATGATGATATTATTCTCATCCGTCAGGGAGTTGGTTCCCTGGACCACGACCCGAAAGCCATCAACCCAGGCCGCCAGGCGTTCGGTCACGATCCCCTTATCAGAAGCCATCAGCTTGAAGGTGTTATCCGCATAGGAAGATGAGCACAGGACATCACCGGCCACGGCCTGGTCCTCTGTAACGGTGTCAGAAATGGAATTACCAAGGACTTCCCAACCGCTAGGGAGACGACGGGCATTACCCCGGCCGAAATCCGCAGCAAGGCGGCCTTCCAGGTTGACCTCACAGGAAAGCGGGGGTTTCTTTTTCTGATAGACCACCGATTCAAAGCTGCGGTCAGTAGGGTCAAGGACTCTTGTCTGATTGAGGCCCAGATTGTCGCTCATTTTTTGGAAACCTTCCAGATGAGGACCGGTTCAATGGCCGTCGTCTCCAGGTTGGCCATGCCGGCAAGGTTTTGTATCAGCTGTTCAAACTCATACATGAAATCCATCAAGAAAGACGACATGAAAAACCATGTCGCCGGATATCCCGTGTTATCTTTAAAAACTTTATCTACCCCGGCCAATTTCTGAAGGGCCATTGCCGTTTCTGACATGAAACCCTTGACCTGGCCAAAGCTCTCAATCAACGTGGTCGCAGCTGCTGCGGTCTTGTCTACGGCCTTGGTATTGAATGCAAATTGCATAAATCTTGCGGCATCAGACAGGAGTTCCATCTGACGATCCACATTTTCTTTTTCCGCATTGATTTTTACCATTGCACTGCGAATTCCGGAAAGATACTCCCGAACCTGCTTACCACCCCACATATCTCGAGCAGGCTCTGTCTTAAGAAGGATATTTGCAGTATGAATCAACCCGTCAAGATTCCCCGCCACTGCGTTCATGCGAGTCTTTATCTGAGTCAAACACCCGGGAAGACGAGCTTCCACAGGACGGCTCTCCTGCATCTCATCCGGTTTATTATCGATCAAATACATGTCGTAGAGTCCAACATTCTCTCGGATAAATCTATCGATATCCTCAAGCTGTGCGGTGCAATAGTATGCAACTCTATTTTCATGTTTTTTGCTGAATATCGATGCAGAGGCCAAAAGGACCGAAAGCACTTTATTGACATCTTTTGATGCCAATACTGCCCGGCCATTCATATACCCCAGCCATTTACCAGCCAAGCGATTGATGGACAATATATCCATCCCGGCCTTCAAAATGACCTGGGGCTTATCAGGACGGGCACAAATTCCGATGGGTTCCATCATCAACAGGTAATCCTGAAAGTTATCGTAAGAGTCATGGAGTTCAATTTGTTCAAAACAGGGAAGGTCCTGTAATTGACTTCTGTGCCGCTATCCGCTAAATCGGTGGCATCCCCACCAAACATGCCCATTTCCACCAATGGGCCAACCGCTTCGGTTTCTGCAAAAGTCACGGTAAAATCCACGACGTTGGTTGGCACGACAGTAGGATCCCCTGTATCTGGGTCAATAAAGGAAATGTCCTGAGAGGTATAAACTTTACGGGCGATTTCCGATTCAAGTTTGACCTGGGTTGTGGTAGGCTGTGGAGGATTTTGCAGATTCCACCCCTGACTACCCGTCCCTACCGCCAAGTAGGTAATTCCCCCTGTGGGTTCATGGCTGTCTTTCAGAAGACGGGCAATGAGGATAGAGGCGGAATTGACGATGATGTTGGATCCATCACGTTCTTCAATGACTCGGCCGGAAGCAGCGTCACGGAGGGTCATCTTCCATTCACCCTTGAGCCTCCGGGGCTCTTCGGTAAATTTCAGTCCCAACCCCCCTGAAACCATCTCCATTGCCCGGCTGAAGATTTCCTTGAAAAGCATGCCTTAGCCCCTTTTGGATTTTTTAAAGTGCGCCTATATCTATATGTCAAAACGATTAGAAGACTATTATGCTCGTAAGTCCTTATACCGGTAGGACTTCCGTTATTTCTATGGCCCTAAATGTATTGTTTGGAAGAAGTTCACGGAAATTTTTCTTGCGGAACCGCAGAATTTGATCCCCGAGATATTTGTAATCAATCCCCGCTACCTTCAGGGGATCCCCACGAAGACCAGTGCCCAGACGAACCAGGGCATCTGGGAATTCCCCGGCAACACCGATCTGGTCTTGGGATGCCTGCCAGGTCTCAAATACAGGTCCGGAGAAAATATGTTCCTGGAATCCAGACGTCCGGGGGTTGAAATACTTGATTTTCAGGCCATCCCCGCCGTCATCCATGAAGGAGTAGTATTCATTTATTCGCCAATTCACATCTGTCTTGTACCCGTCATAACAACCCGCCGGGAATACATCTTGATAATCAAGCAACCGGGCTCTGTTGCCATCAATGACATTTATATCGGCTTCATTGATGATCTTGTACGTAAAAGTCACCTCGGCATTGGCCATTGGATTGACCGCATAGGTCACACGAACCACATCCCCCTCTTCGAGCAAAGATGCCAGAGGGGTACCAAACCATGACAGAATGCGGCCGTAAACATAATAATCGAGCCCATAATACTGGGCTGTACCGTGAATCGTTGTCAAAGTGATATTGGTTGGATCCAGAGGGATTCCAGGAAGAATAAGTTCAGCCCGATGCGCGTCCACATCCGTTAGGGTTATTTGAGTTTCAATTTTGGTAACGGCCGGAAAATCTGTTAAAGTCGCTACTCCGGTAAGGGGATCTAAAGCAGACAGGGACCAAGGGGTTCCGCCTATTGTCACAGAAACATCTGAAGGGCTTGCCAGTGTCGTGGCATCATGTACAATAGGAAGTGCCGGGAAATCAACATAAGTCCCGTCTACTTGAATAGAGATCGTTTGGGGTAACTGAAACACCAGAGAGGTGGAATCTGACGCTGTCGTAACTGAATAGGTCGTCTGCATGACCCCAGTAGAAACGAGCTCATTAAGAATAAAATTATGAGTCAGGAGTTTGTCCATAACCCGGAGCATTGGAACAGCGGTCATGTCACTGGGGAGAACGATATGGGATGTGTCATAAGCCAAGGTATCAAAAAGAATCCAATCAGGGCACTCCTGTGGCTTACCGATTGTGTCATCTTTAAAGCCAATCCCAATACCGACTTTATTTGAGTCACAGATCGTATGGAGGGGTGCGTTACCACCTTCAGGAAATTCCTTCAACAATAGATCCGAGTACATCAATGGATGATGGTGTTGCCGAACGGTTTGAAGGTTCCGCTCCTCCACAAGATGCGGCTGGTATCCATATGTCTTCTGGAACGGCGGGGTGCCCGCATTGAGTTTTACAACAGGATCCAGGCCATTTTCCAAATAGGCGTCATCAAGATCAATCGTTTGATTTGTATCATACAAAAATTCGGCCGAAAAAAATGTATTAAAATGATTGATTGTCTGACATTTATTCGCCAGGGATGCCCTCGTAGCGGGCTTTTGGAACGTGTTGAAATTTAGGGTATCCGGAGAATTCAATACGGAGGAGTGGGCCAGGAGATATGCCCTATAACGGTATCCAATAACCTCGGGGCTCTCAGGTATGACCGGGTCCATCCCAATATTGGAGCTGGCATCCGCATCAAACAGGAAACCTGTTACGGAGAGACCACCTGGTATGCTGTCCATGGGGCGAGTGATATCGTCAAGAATCATTGAATACTGTTCGCGCTCGCCGTAATAATAAGAGAATCGGAACAAGTCACCAATCTCGGGCAGCCGGCCAAGAGAAGAATCCCGCCAGAAGTCTCCATCCAGGGATACCAGGACATGGCCCAGGACGGGTCTCATATCAACTATGGCCCCGGGGATAACCGTGCCATCCACAGTTAAGGTCAGGTCGGTTTTATCCGCCAGAGCACCTGATGACGTCACGACCGGGGCATGGGGCATCTGCCAGTAGCCGATGCCAAAAACAGCAGCATACGTGGAATCTTGATTTGTTCCATCAAAATCCCAATGGTAATTGAAATTGAATTCGTTTCCGGATACGGGATAATTCTTACCCCAAAAGGATGTGGAATCTGAGATGTATACCCGGCCGGCACTTGCATCAACATGGGTAACGGGCAGGGCCGTAGTATCAAATGTTACGGATACGTCACTGATACCGGCGGGTTGCCCGGAACCGTCTGTCAAAGGCGTATTGGGCATCAGATATACAAAAGGATTACCGTAGTACTCCGGATAAATGATGCTTGATCGATCATAGGGCCAAGAGAGCCGCGGGGATCCCATGGAGGCCCGAAGTTCTGAAGAATATGTGCTTGGAAGAGCAGTGCCATCATAACAGGAGGACCGGAAATCCTCATACATCGGATCTAGGAGATCCTCAACCCATCTATCGCACATTGTTGTTTCCGTAGCCCTAATCTGCAACGGGAAACGACCCTGTGCGTCCATTATCTTTTTGACGTTTTCCTGGAAAGCTGGACGTTGGTAATTTTCGGGATAGAATTGTGCCGAGCTATCCCGAATGGCGCTAAATGAGGAACTGTCAAAACCGGACGCATCCCAGAATTGGAAATTTCCTGGAATAACCAAAGAAGCGATTCGAACATTCTGGCCGACAGACAAACCCGCTAAATTTGTCTGGTGTCCTGAAATATCAAATATTGGTGTTCCGGTAGATCCAGGCACCACAATGAACTGATTATTTGCATTTGTCGTATCAAGGGTATAATTTGTGGTGTTAATTTTTGAGATCAGGCCAGTCGCCCCCGTAGAGTCGGGCAGAGCCACAATCATTTGCGCTAAAGATCTGTAGAAGCCTACCGGATCATACAGATACTCCGGGACACATCCACCACCGAGGTCCCCAAAAATGATGTCGTGGATTTTATTGCCATTATACTGTTCTGTCCAGATAAGACGGGTATCATATAGGACATGTGCGGGACGAGTCAAATTGATGAAGAAATCCAGATCGGCCTTCAACTTATTGATATCATAACCAGCCAGTTGAAGAGCATCAACCACGACCTCCACAAGCATCTTATTGGAATCACGAACAGTATAGGAGGAATTTAATTTTCGAGCTTCCTTGTACAATTCCCTGATATGAATTGGGAGACCGGTAAATTTTGAGGCAAGTGCCTCGAGTACTGTTACTTTACTGCCGGCCAAATAGGCACTTTTTATGGATTGGAGGTAATCCCGATAGGTCTGATCATTGTACCCTTCTGGAGCGATCTTATCCGCCAGAAAAAGCCGTTCTCCGAGGATCTGCTGCAAATACTCAGGCCGAGTCTGGGCGTACTCTTTATCCCCGTTGATGGCCTCCATGGACATGTTGATCCGGGCCACCTCACGAGCCATCGTCCGATTAAGAATACCAAGATTTGTCGACAGCTCTTTAGGATAATTGCTTGGCAATAAGGTCAGAACCGTGTTCTGAAGGTCAAGAGCACGATTGGCCAAATCCTTACGATACCCTTTATTATCAGGGAATCTACGTCGGCCGAGTACTTCTGGATCCGGTGTGTATGCCATTATCCGACTGTTCTGTAGGAGTCCAGGGCCACTGTTGTTCCATCACTGTTGAACATGAACAGCCCAACAGGAAAATCATTCGATGAGACCATTGCAGGAACAGGTGCGGTCATTCGTGTGCTCGCAATGCTCCCAAGGGCCTGGGTCATGTCGACCGTCGAAGATGAATCAGACAGGTAAACGTAAAGGAGTGCATTTTGCCATCCTGACGTCCCATCACCGAGACGAGTCATTAGACCGTAGGGCATGGATGACCCGGAAAAGGAGTATAGGGAAGAGCCTATTTTAGCGGCACCACCGGACACAGCTACGGTGGAATCCTGAATAGTGACCTCAAATGAAGAAGGGTGCGTGGTCAGCATGATTAAACCTTAGTGATGGGTTTAGAGGTCATTCTGTAAACGGCTATGGCACAGTTATACCCAGCACGCCAACCCGTCCAGTTTTCATTATTTAAAAACACGTTGCGAGACATAACAACTTGAACATACTCCCCAGGCAGGAACTTGCCATCCGATGCGGACTGCACCTTGGCAACGAAGGATACGTAAACTTTACGGTTCACAGGATCCGTCAACCCCTCAGACTGCAGTACCACATCACGAGAACAGGTGTTGTAATACCCCCTGCTGTCCCGATCCAAAGAGACCCCACTAAATGTAAGGATTTCTCCGATTTTTGCAGGGATCATAGTGGGCATCTGAACAAAACCCGTGTCAACAGAGAAATTCCGGAACGATAACGGATCCACGTTGTAAAAGACATCATCATTGGCAATGTTCGCGTCATTCAACGGAATATGCTGAATGGGGTTTCCATAAGGAACACCACCAAATCCACCACCCGTCCCTACGTCAGAGATGTATACAAGATCAGGTCGAGTCTGAATGACAACGGACAGTGTATCCGGCAATGCCGCAACGCTTTGGTTCGGGACCTTGTCATAGCCGATAAGAAGCCCGTCTGTACCCGCGTTGTTATAAATCAGTTTAGACTGCTTATACATTACCTGTGCATAAACAGGACCATCATGACGGGCGGTGCCGTCCATAAAGGTCATTGTCAATGTTGTCGTATCAAAACCGGATACGGTAACCGGGACCATATGATATGTCCCGTCCATATTGTTGAACCAGCAAACCGGCTGGTTCAGGCCCATTGCGGTTTCTGCCGTAGGGGCACCCCAGATACTCCCTGATTGTGCCAAGGTCAGAGTAGCGGTAAGAGAAGGCACCGCGGGCATTGTTCCGGAAGCGTCCCCGGAGGCACAGAACAGTTCAAGGCCCTTATTTTCCGGAATGAAATTAACCGTGGCGCCGTTACGAATACCCGTAGCACCTACGGAAGACCGGACATATCCGATGACCTCAACAAGGGTTCCTGCCAGGAATTGATAACCTGGCAGAACCTCAATAGTGATTGAGGTTGACACTGGAATGGCATCGGGAACCTGATCCTTCATCTTGTAGGAAAAACCGGCGTCAAGATTATTGATTTTTGATATAGTCTGCATTGCATAGCTGGCGCCGGCGGTTGGCTGGAAACGTGCAAGAAATTTGCACTTCAATCCCGCGGATGAAATATCCGATGCACTGAGACGCGTGAAATAATGCATCTCCACTGTAGACGCCCGTGTACGCTGCCCTGAATCAGACGCACTCGTGGCAGGATAGGCTACAGCGTAGTTGGCATACCCGGTAATACCAGAGTCCCATTTCTCAATGACCTTTGTCGAACCTTCTGTCACGCCATTGTAATAGAATGCAAGAGCTGGTCCGGACAGGTTTTTCACCAATTCAGGCCGATTCGGAATACGGGAAAGAGATGCGGAAGGCGTAGAAATTTGACGGACACTGAATTTGTATCCTCCAGAAGCAAGACCCGCGTCATCTGCGGTAGTCTTGGTATATGGGGAATAAGTAAATACAAGGACATTTGTCCCAAGGCCTGATACTTCTCCAGGAACATTTTTGCCATTCACGGCAGGATTCGTACTGACATATGTAACAGAGAAATAGGCCGGGTTCTGATGAAAAATTCCCGAGGACGCAGTGATTGTATGCGGGGACGGTACCGCAGGGACAGGCAAAGTTACGGGGAGTTCTGTTTCGGTATAAACAGAATCCGTAACCTGGGAGGAGATCCCGTTAACGACATCGGCCAGGGTCGTATTGATAACGGTACCAGGAGTTCCGGTCACAGTACCAATTTGATCCAACTGCAAAAGTTCTGTTCCGTATTTATCCCCACCAATCGTATCCCTGGCAAGGACTGTTCTCAGGGCATTGTTGGACAGGGCATCAAAAGACTCCGCCTGCATCTGTTCCGTCGAAGGCAGGATGATTTTACGGCGAACATCCAGGATGTCCTTATCAACTACCTGTGCCGCGGTCAGAAGATCGGCCCTATAAACTCCTGATGAAGGGACGGACTGGCCGTTGCCATTAGTAACCGGATTATAGGTGGCCTGATTACGTCGAGCGACAAAAAACATGGGGATGGCCCAGGCCAGACCATCAACAGTATTGGCACATTGTGCCTGCCAGAGTCCATAATCACCAGTGGAAGACCCCATATTCACATATGGGTAAACTCCTGAAGTATTCGGGCCGAGGGATACCACAGAAGAAGAACCAAGACCGGCTTCAGGATAATTTGTCGGGTCTGCGTCAACGGTCCTTATACGGTATTGAATCTGAACACGTTTCGTGGTTTCAACATTAGCGTCTGGATGAATGGAGTTTTCATCCAGATAGGTCTGGGTATTGTTATTCCCCTCTTGATAGACCCTCTGAATAACCCGGGCAACAGCATTACTCTGCTGGATTGTCCAGGTGTCTCCGCTATCGATCGTATGCCTAATGGTGGAAAGAGCTCCAACTACCCATCCTTTATAACGATCTACAAATTCAACACCCTGTAGATCGTAGGCCGTATTGGAGGTCTGGGTAATCCACTGGGATCCAAGATTGTCAGTTCTGATGATTTTCCCACCAGTGCCAACGGCCCACACGTAGCCACGGAAAATTCCTGATGAGATCTTATGCCAGTAATACACCTTAACTGTATCACAGTGCCGTGGGGCATCATGAAGAATGATCTGCCCGGACGAACCTATCAGGGAGTCCACGGTAACGGCCACATCATTTACCGTCACTGTAATATCCGCGGGGTTGTTCGTTGTCGTTCCCATTCCGTCACCACGAGTGACGGGGACATTCATGACGGTGCAGTTTTTATTTGTGCCGTTGAACTGACCGGATACTTCCTCACCATCGACATATTCATCGAGGCTTGGGGACATCGTAATGTCCTTCATATCATTGGTCAGGGTGGAATAAGTCATCCCATCCCACATATTGGCTGATTGGGAAACCCAGGAAGCGCCTCCATCTGAGGTACGAAGAATAACACCACTGTCACCGGCGATGAAACCGGTTTGCAGATCATAGAAAAACACGGCATTGAGCCGGGAGGAGACACCACTGGTGATCTTTATCCAGGAGGACCCGCCATTGGTCGTTTTAAGGATAACCCCATTATCGCCAACAGCCCATCCAACAAGATTGTCTTTGAAATAAACGCCACGAAGATCTGTAATCACCCCGGAGCTCTGAGCCACGAAGGTCACACCATTGACCGTTTTGAGGATTGTCCCAGATGCACCAACGACCCATGCCTGTAGCTGAGATATGGCATGAATGCCATAAAGATTGTGCGTGATATTCTGGGAGAGACTTGACCATGTCAACCCCCCGGAAGACGTACGAATAACTGTGCCGTTATTCCCAACAGCCCATCCGATGGTACCGGATACAAAAGAGGTACCATTAAGTTGGTAGCTGGTACCGGAAAGCTGGACATTCCAGGTGGATCCACCATTAGTCGTGGCGAGGACATGCCCGTTTTCTCCAACGGCAAAGGCATGGTTGGCATCGATTGCTGCAACATCCTGAATACCGTCAATGACCGTGATCGGGTCAGGTTTATTCTGGGAGCTATTTGGATCCAGAAGAGCTCGCCAAACTTCGAAGAATACCCCAGACACCCGGCTACCTGTAGTCGGTGCCGAACCAAGCTGAATCAAATTGGTGTTTGGGATCTGCGTGTTTGTTCCAGTGACTTTCACGACCATGCCATTAACAAGAGCATACTCGGCCGCGGCATTTTCCGGGTTCTGCGTATAGAATTCATTGGAGAGAAGGGTATCCGTATGAAACGGACGCGTGGTCATCCAGCCAGAAGGCAAATAGCCCAGCTGACGACTATTCAGTTCACGCTGAATGTCCTGCACCAGGTTCATCTCCGTGTCCATTGGGGGTTTGCCCTTTTGGAACACTACCGTGTCATATGCATACCCGGTGGGGTCGAATACGTAGGAAACGCCGGTACCCAGATTCTCTGCCATGTTTATTTCCTCACAGGACGGTGACTTGTGTCCTTGGATTGTCGAAATTCACCAGAAAAGCCCCAACAGTCAGGGACTCAATAGAATTGACATTGATATCAGTAGCCCCAGTCTCCCCATACACATAGTAGGATGCCGAGTAACTCTTGTCATCCGGGAGCTTGCCATCTTTGGTGCTTACGATAAGATACCCATCACTTCGTATATAGGCTCGACCCATACCTGCAGAAACCTCAAGAGGATCCTCCACAAGGATCAGCCCTTTACTGTCTTCAAACACTCCCCGAAACAGGTTTGAGGGGCCACCATTGGCCTGCGTTTTATAGGTCAGCACTGATGTGGTCGTAATAAAAGATTTGGCAAGACCTGTATTGAATTCCTGCCATTGTGTTTTCCCAATATCATCCCGGACGATCTGTGAGCCATCCGCTTTAACCATCCTGGAAAATGGGACAATAATTGAGGATACGTCCGGGACACCCTGGAGGACTCGTATGACCTCACTCTGCGTCAAAGGAGTTCCCACATCCTGCTGCGTGATATAATTGGACACGGCTGTTTGAAGCTGGGCAGTAAGCATGCCTGCATTATATACGCTCGTTTTTGGGATAACAGTGAAAGTAAAGTCTACCGCATTTGCCACGGCCTGTTTGGCTACTGCATCCGCACAAGCATGTTTCATCTGGTCGGCTTTGACCTGCACATCATCCAAAAGGGCATTGGTCGAATAGGTCACCGTGAAGTTTTCAATGGCAGTATAGCTGATCATGACAACTTCACCATTGGTAATCGCACCGGATTCAATAATGCGGATAGCCGTTGCGACCGTTGATGTCCCCGGGACAATTCGATAATCCGTGCCCTCCAGATAGGTAATCGAAAGGCTCTGATTTTTAACGATAATTGAATTCGGGTCCACTCCCAAGTATTTCAGGGATTCATTCACATCAATGATAAGGATATGTGCTTCATTGGTAATCGTCTGTAATCCTGATAGTGGCAACCCATTTGCATAGATGATTCGCAGGCCGTCACTAGCAATTGTGGAATTGCCGTTCATCAAAGGATCATCCAGTTTCACCAGCTGGTAATTGTCCGTTGTCAGGGGCCCTGAAATTTGGCCTACCACAGAAATGATATCCGTGACCGGCTGGTAGGAAAGAATGAAAAGATCCGAACCGCGGAATTTATAATCCACCCGGATCACATCAGTAGTCGCCAATCCGATTGACTGATTCAGGGGTTTAGCCTCATCCAGATCAATCGTATCTCCGTCCCCGATGATTTGATACCCGGAGAGATCATAATCTGCCCCACGGGTCGCATTGTGGACCCTTGTAACATCAAAGATCGGGGTGTGGGCAGTGACCCGGGAATCCGTGGTCTTAAACTGAAAGGCCACAGCATTTATGACATTAAACAGGGCGCCAGATTGCTGACCCTGGGATGCAATGGATCCGAATTCAAAAGCTATTTGATCCGAAACCTGTTTAGATCTCATGCCCTGGATGTACAGATCAACCTTACCGCCGATATGTTCATCATTGGCTGCGTCATAATCCCGGAGCATTAAGGGGTCTCCGGCTTTTTCAATACGGACATTCAATACACCTGGAACAGCGATAGCGGTCTTTGTATAACCACCTTCCGTACCGGTATCTGCATACATTGCAAGTTGAATGCGGCCGGCCAGAGAATGATTTGTCTCTTTGTCAACACCAAATGCAATAGGATTGGGATTCTCTACTGAAAAATCCGAATCCACGCCGCTCTGCGTGTTGGTGATACTGTAGGAATCCGTATTCCCCGATGACCCCGCAAGAGAAGCCCTGACGTCCACAGATAATTCGTAGCGTTTCGTCTGAGGATTGTAATAAGATTCTTTATCCTTGTATGACAAAACTTTGGTCGTTTGCAAGGCATATGTCTGGGAGGCAATTCCTGCGTCGAGGTCTCCATTATTTGCGACAAGGCCACCAGAATAAACGTACATGTCCCGAATAGGGGGATTTTCAGTATAGAAAGTTACATACCCTGCCGCGGATTCTGCCCCTTTACGCGTTACGTCCACATTTGACGCCAATTTATCAAACTGGGCATCAATGATAGCTTGTACCGCGTCCGCTGAATTCAGATTAAGGGCAATCTGAAGGACCTGCTTTTGTGTTGATGTGGAAACGGGATCGCTGATCCCGTCCCCATTCGCATCATCAAAATCCTGCAAAGCTCCTACGGACAGAGCCCTTGAGAGAAAATCCTGAATGATATAAACCCGGGCCATTTCTTCCGACACAGGATCCATAATGTCCCGAATCACTGTTCCGGGCTTGGTATCCGTACCCTTATTTGCGTTCAACTGTTCGTTGCTGAACGTAAGGATGATATCATTTTGGGTACGGCCGGGAAGATCCTGGATGCCCGTTGTAATGATGATCGGGGAACCCTGCAGTTCTGCCGAATACGCGCTTTCGGTGACCTGCCCAGCGACGGTGTCATAGATGAGTGCCGAGGCTACAAAGAATAAAGGAACTTCCTCAGAAAAAGCCACATTATCAATCAAGCCGGCAGAGACAAGAGCATTGAAACGAGTCTGGTCTAGTGTTGCTGAAAAGTAAAAAACGGTGTTGACTTCTTCCGTGATAGTTGTGACGCGAAGATTCCCTGCCGTATCAACAACCTGATTCAGAAGTTTCGTATCGATGTTATAGAAAGAATAATTTGTGACCAATGATGTATTGATCGGAGCATAAACTCCGTTAATGCCGCCACTCCGAGTAGAGACATAAAAATTGTACCCTAAAACCTGCGGTTCGGGATTCTTGGCCACAACCATTTCAACGCTCGTTTGATATCGTCGGATCTGAGCACCTGTAGAGGGTGTGACCGTTACAAAATTCTCACTTTGGACCACGGTAACAGTGATCGTTGTGGGGATACTTGGAATCAATGTTCCGGTTTCAATACCAATAATGTTAAGGATATTACTGCCTACAGACAGTGTTCCTGTCCATGACCATGCAGTCTGACCGGGAGTGAACGTGACTCCAAAAGATGACCCATTGACCTGAATGGCCTGCGTATTGGTGTCCGTGGTCCCGGAAATGACCTGTTGGGGCACATCGGTCGAGTAATTCGTGCCGTTGGTCGGTAAAAGGATGACTGGTGCCGGGATGGCCATTAGTATGCCCCTGCGGTTCTAAGATACTGGGTATAATTTATCGGCTGTCCTGATGCGGACGTCACGAATACCTCTACCCGGATTATGGAGGGGTCATTTGTATCCTGGTTTACGATGACCCTTTGAATGGACCCCAGGATTTCACCGGTCGTCACCGGCCGGGTTGTCCTGATATACTGCTGCTGCATATCTTTGAACGTATTTAAAGAGCTGCTGATTCCCTGAATGATCCTACTCCGCAAATATTCCATGTCAAGAACGCGGGTCCCGATCAATTTTTTAAGAGGTGTCCCTGTAAACAGGTGGAAGGGGTTGCTACCCAATTCCGTAATCGTGAACTTTTCAAGGTTCTGGAGCAGGAGCTTCTCATTATGGGACTGGGCCAAATGTCCACGGACATCATAAGAAATATCATCCAGATTTCCCAGACCAACGCATTTTGGGCAAAAGCCCTTAATTGTGTTATAGACGATCTCAAAGTAATCTTCCGTATTTTTCCATTTAAACTTAAACTGAACCATTCGGAGTTGATTAATGGTCACTGAAGTAGGATCAAAAACAACCAAATACTGTGTTTTATCCACTTTGTTATCAGATGCCCATACATCCATACTCCCCGCATTGGCCAACGGCTTCAGGAGCCGGATGGTCTTTCGATCGGATTCCAGAAGGACCCTTTCCCGGTAAAGACGGTGGTCACAGACTGTTGGTAACGTCAGATCGTAGGACATGTAATATAGAGTTTCGATTAAAAGAGTATCAGTTTAAACGGTTAATGGACCACCAACCCAGGTAAGGGTACGAAGATATGCAATCACATTTAAAAGGATTGATTTCTTTTGGTCTTCCGTAGCTTTTCCATTCAAAATCAACCCATTCAAGGAATCCACAAGATCCGTAACAAGAGATAAAAGGGTCTCTTGTTTGGGGGTGTAGGCCATAAAATTGGTCCCGTCGATAATAAAAACCATCCCGGCACCTGGTTTTGTATTATCCGCGGCTACTGCATCCCCCGACTTTTTAATTGTAGAGGGCCATAAATCAGAAACGGCTGCAAGAACATCGGCATCCGTGGCAGGTGTCGTTACTGCAGTGGCGGTAACCTTTGCATAATCCTCTGTCCCCTTGGCAACGGTTACATCCTGAACTGTTGCTCGGGCATCTTTTTGAGCTTGTTCCGGAGTAATCGGGGTACATGGGGGTATCCCCACAAAAGAGTCAGAATATTTACCCCGAAGATGATCAAGAACACATTCTTTTAAACTTCCCAGCTGGTATGGGGTGTAATACGTTTTACCAAAGGTTTTTATCATGGCGATGGGGTACGAGGCATTGTACTGGCTCATGGCTGTATCCGAGGGAGGCGGCGCCGGATTCTGCCTGAGAAAAGTCGCAGACTTGTTTCGGTTTGCAATGGTAGCCGTAAGCAGCTTTGTGTACTGATTTACCTTTTCATCGATATCCGAGGACTCCGCCCCAACCCGGGCTAGAGTCAAGTATCCTTCAATCAACCCCTGATTGGCCGGGTCACCCGGATCCTGAAGATTTAATTTAGATGAACCATTAGTATTTCTGAACTCTGGAAAAGACGCTGCATGGGCACCAAAGAGTTGTCGATATGTTTGAAGATCTTGGGCGGATTTTACATCAAATTGAGGCCAGTTACGAACCAACACCCCGTTTGCATCCGGGGCAGAAGTCATTGAATAGTACGTGGTGCTTAAATTTTGAAGAAACAGTAAAGAAGCCACCCGGCTACGAGCAATCCGGTCTTTCTCCATAGACGCCGCGGTAATACCTTTGCCCTGATTTTCATTTTTCGTTAAAAGGGCATTGATTTCTTCAAGTCTATTTGTCTTGTTCCGGATATTAGCTTGGATCTCTTTATACCGGTCTTCGAGATTTTTGATTTTCTTTTGGAAGGTCTCAACACCTGCTAGACGTGCCGCCTTCTTTGACGCATCAGAGGATTCTGTAACCGGGGCCACAAAACCATAATTTGTATTTTTGAATGACTGAATTGGCGGTACAGTCATGTCCCTGTCCGCTTTCATGTCCTCGATATCCCGAAGGCTCAAATTGTTGTAAAATTTTTGCTGTGTCGCTTGTACCTGTTGTTCCAATCCTTGCTTCTCTAATTGGAGCACTTGCAAATCACGTTGAATAATATCCCGTTCAACGCGTAATGCCATCACATTATTGCCAATAACGCCCTTATTCTCATTAAGGGCATCTGGTGCACTTTTATTTACTGGATTCCCCATAAGATTTTCCTACTTTTTCAAAAACCCTTGAAGAGTGTCAATAAGCGTTTTGATTACCGCTATCTGTTCCTTGTACTTCTGGAGCTCTTCAGGACTCAAGCCCTGCGTCCCACCCAAACCTAAACCATACATAAATACCGCGCCGGCCGTAGTACCGTTGGGCCCGCTAAAAGGAGGTATATCCGGTGGTACAGTAGCCCCTGCTACCGCATTATAAAACGCTTTGTTACCGCCCTTTACTCCGGGGACAATCAGCAATGCGGCCGATTGGCTCTTAAGAACACCCTGTATGTAATCAATCACCTGCACCATGGTTTCAACCAATCCCAAATAATACAGGATCTTTTCCTTAACTTGTTTAACAAAATCTGAGAAGGAATCTGACGCATCTATCGTTCCCCCCTGCAGAGTTTTCAAAGCCCCGTCAATCATATCCACCAGGTCCCCAATCCAAGGAACCATGGCTTTGGCTTGGATTGAATTCCATTTACCTATTTTAAACTCCCCGGGGGTAATAATCTCAAACATCCCGTTTGAATGCTCCGTAATATTCACTGCCTCCGTTGCATCAGAGCACCATTTAACTTCAACAGCAATTTCCTGGGAAAAGTCTCCCTCAACCGCCCCCATGGCATTACCAAAATTTGAAGTAATTACATAATAAACCGTTAAAGGAGTTTTTTCATCCGGTACAAAAGGCTGCCCCGGATTATTCGTACCGCCCATTTCATAGTCGACATAGGACGTTCCCGGGAAATCCACCACTACAGGACTCCCCTCATTAAACTCAACGTCCTTATATGTCTTCTTCAATTCTGTAGGCCAGATCCAATTGTTCGCTTGAGCCAGCTGCATCAATGTCAGAACACCTTTAGGCCCCACAATACCCTCTGGTTCCATTTTTACAGGTAGGGTACCAGAGCCCCCTGATTGCTGACTACGGTAGACCTTATAAAAGGATGCCTGGAGAGGGGTGGCTTCCCATGAAACTTCAATTCCGAAACGAACTTTACCATCCTTATCCTTAAAATATCCCGGCCGGCCACTCAGGTTGATCGGGGGAGGAGGTGCAAGATTGAATTCAAACAACTTTTTGAGATCAATCATTTGATTCAATGCTTTTAAAGAAGAGAAAAATTGGCTGATGTTATCCGAGTCAACAACAAGAACGATACCTCCAACAATATCCCCAGACCCAAAATTCGGCCGGCGTTTATCAGTTGGATCCACAAGGGATGCCTGAAAACGAGATAAGAACCCTTGAAAACCTCCAGTGGAAAGAGCCATGACATTAAAATTGGCCAGGGCGTCAGGCATTAAAGCCGGAGGAACATATACATTGGCATATATCCCCACCTGTCCCATGCTCTTGGAAAAATCTTGTAGTGTATCCCTCATCATTTGAATTAAAGCATTAATGGCCTTGGCAAAAGAACTGAATGTGTTTATGAACATCTCAACGATATTCATGATCGGGACGACAACCGTTGTGATAAAGGTGCTGAACTGTTTCAGCGGACCCTTAATAGCGGTCAATGTCTGAGTAATAGCCCCCGGAACGCTGATTTGAATTTTATTCCATTGTCCCCCTGAAGTATTCAACTGTAACCCAGTATTGGACCCGATTGAATCTAATAAAGCCTGTGCGGCCATCTGAGAGTTATTCTCATTCTGAGCCTGGGCTATGATGGCCGGGAGAGTTTTATTATTTGACGCCATGGAATTTTTTTATCCTGTCAAGTTCTTTGACCAACGATTTTATCTGAATGGTCGCCGTTGTCTGCAAAAGGCCCTTCATATCCTCCAACTCTTTTATCATTTTCTCAGAGTCAAAGGTTGACCATTTCAACTGAGGCCCTTGTTGATCTCCAGTGCTGACTGATTCGACTCCAGGATCGCTTCCGCCTGTTTCAGACGGGCTTCGCTCCCCTGTCTGCGGTTGAATCGGTTGTTCGCCCATGTCCATAAATCCCCCACCCCTCCATCCGTAGACCTGAGAAGTTCCTCATTGGCAAAGTTTCTCAAAATCTGCGGGTCACGTGTTTGATCCAAATATGTGTAACGGGAAATAACCAAAGGATCCCGAACAAGCAGATAGTCTGTACGATCAGACAGAATTTTCTCATCAATCGTGGCATAAACCACGTAACATGGATCAAGTCCACGATATACTGTAGCATCAGGATTAATGCTTCCCGTGGCATCCAAGAAAGCCCTCGAACGCCTGGAATTGTATACGGGGGACCCAGTAGCATCCAATCCTGTGATTTGATTAATCGCATTCTTCATGGACAGAACAGTCGTGTAATCGGTATATGGTAAAGAAACCCCAGTATAATCCGTGCGCTCATTCCAATAAATATTCAACCCAGAAGAATCCACCCGATAGCTCTGATTGGTCATATCAAAGTACACGGTAAACAAAGGCCCGGGTAACGCCGAATCAAAGTGAATGAAAGTCCCCGATGCTGAAATAGATCCGGAGGTAGTATCAAGATGACCGAAGGCATAGGCGGGATTATACACGGGAGAGGCATCCACTCCCGGAACGGTATTCCCTATAGCATTGCTTAACGAATTGACCGTGGGGTATGTCGCATATGAAAACGGATAATTCGTCGGCCCGGGAAGAGTGATCGTAATTCCCGTGACATTTGATGAAAAAGTCGGGGTCGCCGTGTATACCGTCAATGCTTCCGCGGTATTGCGGAGGGGGACAGGAGTATACCCGCTGACTGATGTGGTTCCCTGTACCTTCAGGGAACTGTACGAATAAAGCCCCGCAGCATACGTCAGACTGGCATCCCACCCCGCTTCCGCAGAGATGGTATTGGTCATGTCCTGAATTAATGGATAAGTGCTGTATGCCTTGGAGATCGTACGTAAAGAGGTTCCATCCGTATAGGATAGAACAAGATTGGTTAGAGTTGTCTGGAATGCCGGATTGGATGCATTGAAGGCCAAGGTCAGGACAGGAGCCATACCCCCAAAATTGATCTGCGTTCCCGGGGCAATATTGCTTATTGTCCCCGACTGAGGCTGCAGAGTCCCATACACATAGGATTGATTGTCATAAAGCAGATTTACATGAAGGTTAGGAATATGGGTCAATTCGTAAACGATATCATTAATGTCCGGATAGGATGCATAAAGATATTCAAACGTACCCGCATTACAATCAATACGAAGGGCTGTGGAGTCTATGGACAACGCCCGGATTGTGTCCGTGGTCCAGATGCTCATCAGCGGGCTGTTCGGGCCGGCCATCAGGGTCACTGGACTTCCTGGTCCGGGCACCGGAGACACTGCCACAACAGGAATGGTACCGTAGGTATAATCTGCGGATAAAAACCCAGGTAATACCGGCATGAAACCCGGGCTGGTTAAGGCAGAGGCCAGGGCCCCAATGGTTACAGGGAAGAATGCAGATAGAATCTGCGGAGCACCATTATCAGTCCAATACAGATTCACACCGCTACCCGTTACTTCATACTGAGGATTACCAAGATCGAATTTTACATTGAACACGGAAGAAGGGGCATTCATGTAAATGGACGTTCCAGGCAGGCCCGTTGCCACAATACCATCTATCACCTGGAAAGGCCCCGAAGGGAAGTCTGGAGCAATAGAATTAACCAGAGTGTATCCCGGAGGTAGCGCTGATATGATACTTCCAAGTGTTGGATAAGACCCCAGATTATACGTTGTATCACTCAACACCAGTTGGGCCGTATCAGAGTGATATTTGGGCTTAAAAACCATCTCAAATACCGGGGACTGGGAGCCCGCATTAATCTGAACATTAAACCTGGCAAATCCTGATGTTATCGTAAGATTGGTGTAATCATACCAAGATGCGTTGGGGGTGCTGTATATACCGAATCCAGGGACAGCATCTATCGCCCGGGTCAAATCCCCCAGCTTTGGGTAAGTGGTAAATGGGAATGTTTTAGTTACAGAACCTTCATCCTCTACCCAGAATAATCCCAAACTTGTAGGTACTGTATAACAAGTAGGATCGGGTCGTAATGAATCTTGAATGATATAAAACAAAGCGGACGACTCATCCAGATTGAACCGGGCCTGATTGGTCGCACTATACTGATAGGGCACGTCCATCATTGACCATGTGCCATTGAACTCTGTATTATCCGTGGCACTATAAACCCGTGGAGAATAATCAAAGGAATCTATTGTTGCATTGAGAATTCTACGGTCGTACCCAGCGGGGACTTCAAGAATGAAAGAATACTGACCATCAATAGGTGTTATACCCGCACCCGTGTGATCTACCCCAATGCTAGAAGCGTTAATGCCCGCAATGAATTGACGAGTGCTATCGAAATCCAGGGCCCACTGCCAATCCCCGTTTTTCCCTTCCCAGTCATTTGCAATGGACCAGTTATACGCATTGGCCGGCACCGTGGCATTGTACATGGCTACGGCATTGTCATGAGCCAGTGTAGCGTCCCCATAACTTGGAGTAATCGATGGCTCCTGCATGATTATTTCAGTGGCCGTGATTTCTTTTTGGAGTCGATCAAGTTCCAGAGCAGTGAGATTTGCTTCTTTTACAATATGCGAATGGGCTTCATTAACCTGGGTCAAAAAGTTAAGACGGTTCAGACGATCCGGAAACCCAGCTTCAATTACTGCGAACATGTCCTGATATTCATTCAAAGAATACCCCGCCACCGTACCCATCATATGGTCATGTTCCAGCTTCAACAGGGCAGATTCAGGATTCTGGCCGGTACGATCGAGGTTCCCAATGGAAGTTGCCCATGGAGTAAAGCCCAGTTTCTGGTTGGCCGACCCCGGCCCTATGATTAAAGAATTAACGGTACTGTCCGACCGAATAACCAATGCCGTCTTATATCCGTAGGGATCCGCAGGACTTAGTATAGGCTCATAGGATATTTTAATACCCCCTATTGCCGAGGTCAGTGTGCTGGCAATCTGCGGTCCGGTCAACTGCGGCGGCGAGAACATATACCACAGCATTATGCTCATAGGATCCGGAAGAGGCGGGACAAGCGGATAAGAGAACGTGTAGCTTTTTAGGACTCCGTCCACATACACATTAAACTCGTCCCCTGTAATGCTAAGTCCAAAATTGTTTGATCGGTTACCATTTACTTTTGCCCCAAGATGCCCATCATCATCGTAGAAAGGATAAAGAGTGGATGCAGCAAAAAGTTCCCCATTATCTGTATCCGTCGTTGATGGTTCCGTGAACGAGTCTACCAGTTGAATATGAGTATTGGAGAGAACCTGATTGATCTCATACCGCTTATTGGAAGTCCCCCGGCCAATAAAATCCCCATTGGTCAATTGCTGGCTCCAGTTGGTCCCTATACCACAAACATCTAAGGAGCCTTTGGTAAAGAGAGCTGCATTTGTCCGCATTTCCCCAGTTAAAGGATTACAACGAAGTGGGGGCATTCCGGTATAATCCGTCTGTGCGAATATCCGATTATAGACCTTGGTGGCCTGGAGTTGCTGAGCATTTGTGAACATGCCGTCATTGTTGAACAGTTTCAGACCTTCCGCAGCCCAGAATTCCAATCCGTAAGCATAAACCCTATTGGAGAAGAAATCATAAATGTCTTTAAATACCCGGCATTCAATCTCCGCATCCTTACGGCGGTATTCATCATTTGCCAGGCCCCCAGAGGAGTTGCCCGAATTTTCATCGCCCGCGACCTCGCCACCCTGACCCACATTACCATTCAGTTGCTTGGCTTCTTCTTTAAGCCGCGGCGCCGATACCAGATTAAAAAAGTCCCGCCGGCTTAAAGCTTGTATGTAAAATTGATCCAGATTGTCATATTCATAGGATGCTACGACTTTAGACTTTTGCGGAAGACTCGTGAAATAATTCAAAGAAAAGGATGTGGTAGTATCCCCCATGAACCGTTGACCCATATAATCAAGGTTCAGCCGATCACCCTCAACAAGACCATGGTCAAGAAGAATACCGTTGATTGGGGTCAACGTATATGACGTATAGTCTGTGCCATTAAACCGAAGTTCTCGGCCCACATAAAGCAGAGCACTTGAATCCTTCCAGAAGTATTTAACCCCGTCCGTGGGAGCCAGTTTCCGGCTCGGCCATAGGGGTTCCCATACAAGGGCCTGAACATTAGGTATTACAGATAATCCGGATGATATATCTGAAAGGGTTGTTGATGAGTCAAACGGGAATACCTGCCCCTGCACATATAAAGCAGATGAATCCACAAAGAATGAAATTTGGGAAGTTCCGTCTGTATTTAAAATCAGACCCGGTTGAGGAATAACTGAAATGATGGGGTCAACAGGATTAAGATCGGTCTCTCCAGAAGCATATAAAGGCTGATCACTATATTCAAGGGATGCCAAGGATACCGGATCTGTCACATCCACAACGACTTTTGACGCCAGCTGTACCGTGGTTATTCGATTGGCATGATCATAAGAGGTTCCAGCTACAGCATAAACGTAATCCCCGATTTTGATTACCGTATCACGACGGAAAATCCGGTGAATATTTGGACCTTTGAATTGCAGGAAGGCCACCCCGGAAATGACGGGTTCCGCGGACAAGGGCACCGGCAGAAATGTCACGGTACTGTCAGAGACCGTAATAATGGGATTGACCATCTGTTCAGGGATCTGCGTCCGCAGAGTAACCGCAGTATCTGGATCCTGGTATGAAACAGAATCAATGAAAAAAAGATATTTGATTTGAGCATCCGGCTGCTGCAGACCCAGAATACACCCGGCCGGGAATTGGGCTGTTGCATCCACCCCTTCAAAAATGACCTGATTGGTACCACCAGGGAGGGAGAAGTAATTCACCGTTACAGGGGCAAACTGCAGGTTGTCCGAGGTAAATTTATAGGATACCTGAATGTCATCATGAGAGCCCATGCCAATGGCCAGGTTGGTTGCATCTTGTTCCAATGTAACCATCTGACCGTTTACATATACCCCGGAAATATTATAGGTCGCATCTCTTGTTGCATTATAAACAGACACCACCCCGGAGTATGAAGCAGCCAGATCCACCCGTGTATCGTAAATTGATACTGTAAACGATGATGCGGATTGAACGGAAGCATTCGTCTGATAGGCCGTGCAGATCGAAGTGGTCCCGTCATAGGACATGCCGTTAATCTGCTGGGATGTCGGGATGTATGAAATTAAAAATGGGCCGGCTCCGGCAGGATTGAACAGGGTCACCATGCCCGTTTGGTAACTGATATGAAAATCATCGTCAGCCAACAGGACGTTGGTTCCATCTTGAATCATGACGGAATCTCGTTTCACCGGCCAGAATTCCGTTCGGAAAGTCGTCTGGCCTGGAATTAGATTCAGCGTCTTGTTCCTGATAGACGTGCCATCGACCATGTAATTAAAGATGTACTCTTGGCCGGCCGACGGGCGATCCTGGGTCCGGGGCTTGTACCGGCCTGATTTAGGCTGAAACAAAAGAACGTCATCAACCTGTGGAGGGAAAGAGACCTTCTGCCGGGTGCCGTCCAGATATACGGAGAATCCCATATCTACCAGGAGACTGCGATCCGCAGCAACGTACTTCACCAAAGGTTCATTGGTTGTAAAATCAGCATATGAACCAATGCCGGAATTGTATTCAACCACATAATCAGTGGGCCATGTCTGCACGGTACTGTCCAGGTAGACCATTTCCGATCGGGGCATGATGCCCGAAATGGGCTGATTATCCGACCCCAGAAATGGCAGGACACCTTCCTCCGTGGTCAATGAATTCAATGTACCCTGGGCCCCTTTTAAGAACATCAGATTGGCAACCTGACGCTGATCAAAGGGTAGCGGGGGCTCCCATATCGGATTTGGGGAGTATGATACGATATAGTCTCGGTTGCCGTCAGGATATCTATCCTGGAGCTGATTATTTATCAAAACGGACAGGGACGACTCCGGATTAGGCACTGTTGGCAAAGGGAATTGAAAGGCATCAAACTGTGTAGATTGGGCAAAGGTCTTGAAAAATACCGTGGCCTTCTCCATCATGTCCGGATTGTTCAAATTCAAAGCAGGAACATACGAAACGGTGACGCCATCCGTTATTGCACCATAATCCGGCGTAGCGGATGTATCAACTCCGGATGCCGTTGTAGCATCATACACCCACCGGGATTTTTTGCTGTCGTATGTGAACTCATTACGGACATATCTGGTTTGCAGCCGTTCAAGACGACTTTTTCGTGCCGTATAGGGCCCCGTAGTCGTATCCCCATTATATCCTCGAGTCAGTTGCAGTGATGTGGGTCCAAGAACAGTTTTAATAGGGAAATTCTGCTGGTACCCGTCGCGCTTGATGAAATCTCCAGTAGACACATCCGTGGGAATACCCCAGGTTGTACCCACACCGGTAACCAGGTCACTGCCATTGGTGAATGTAGCCGTGCCGAAGAAATCATTGGACTTTGGATCCGGCTCAATCAAGTATTCCCGGTTAATGAGGGTCGCATCAAATGGTGTTACCCCTGAAAAACTCGGTTGTGGATCAATCCACACAGAGGTGGAGTCACGCTGACCTGTAATCGTGAATACGGTGGAGTCGGCAACCAGCATGTCTCCTACCCGCATGCCCGACGTATCGGAATAACATGGGATATAAAAATTATCCACGTAGGTCGAATCACTGTGAAAGAATCCAGACCCGTCCTGAATATTTCGAGTGGGGTTATACACACCGCCAGTAAATACAGGACTGGTAGTCGTGGCATTATTGGCCCCATACCGGGCACCCCGAATTTCAAAAGGGGCGAGATCGATAGCCTGGTAGGATAGGATCCTGTCGATAGGTGTGGTCAAACGAACCTTCCCGTTCCTGGTGCCGTAGGTATTGTGACAGTCCCGGCCGGGGGCGGGGCTGCGGCACCGATATCTGTTATTGATACCGTGGCTACTGTAAGAATATGCGTACAAATGCCAAAGGCAATGGCGCCGGCCAAGGCAGAGAGTTTCGACCCAGAGATGACCTTACCGGCACACTGAGCCACAATGATTCCCTGAAGAATCGTAGGAACCAACCCGAGGATCTTCCCCGTGCCACTGCCGGGTCCAGCCCCTATAATAGTCCCCTGCATTATGACAGTATTAAGGGCATTACAGACTCCAAAGGCCACGGACTCACATAGTTTCTGAGTGTCTCGTCCGGAGATTCCCGAGGCCGCGGCCTTTCCCACCATAAGTGAGGACATGGCAGATGGGTTGACCCCTACTACACGACCGATTTGAGTCCCTGAACCAGGACCGAGGGCCTGGTTGGTACTGGTGACTGTGGACGCGGAAAGAATGTATTGACTGGCGGCCTGACTGATAGCTGATGCAAGGGACCCAGACTTACTTCCAGTGATACTCTTGGAAGCAGCCTTTCCCTGCATCAAACCCTGCATTGCCGTTGGAATTAAAGGCATGTTATGCTATTCCCACTTTTGTACTGCCTTTTAATGGGGCCCCCGTAATAAAATCTTGATGTGACGGAATACCGGGCATTCCTGTAATAGCTCCTCCAAACGGTGCGCCATTACCAAGTTTTACAATAGGGCTTTCAATAACCGATTGCATGGATCCTTTTAACGTGGCCATACCAACGGCGGACATGGCCAAGGAGGTAGCGGAGTTCTTCATTTCAATACCACCAACACCATCAATACTGGTTTTAAAGGAACCGGTCAAAACGGTGTTTTTTATTGACCCCACTTTAACATCATGTGCCACGTCCCCCGCCGTTAAATTGACCATATACCCACCCACCCCCGTGATTGATTTTTTGATGTCCCCCAAGGTCACTTCCATCTCATAATTTCCCAGAGTAATGGACTTTTTCTGCTTCCCGAATTTTTCCTGCATTTCCTTCATCACAGTTACGGTCTTTACCCCGGACACGTTCTGAGAATAATCCGACTGAAATGTACTGGACACGGAACCGGTCACAATTTCCGTTTTCAGACCCCGAACAGTCAGGGTCATCCCATTATCGGTGATTATCTGATTTCCCGCTATACTCGTGACCACATCCCCGGTGAATTTTTCCACCTTGGATATACCAGCATCATTCTTTCCATAGGTTTCCGAAACACTTCCAGCCGCATTAATCTCAAGACTCGTTCCGCCACGAGTAGTATTATGGGCGCCGAGGTCCCAGATGACGCCACCCTTTGCAGTCAAATTCCAAGAGTTGCCGCTATCCCCATCCGGGCCCCAGATTTCCTTGAGATTGCCTTGGGCCAGAATCGACATTGACCGGCCGGTTCCAAGAGGATTGGCCTTGGACGCAGCCAGGTTTACATGCCAATGGCCCTCTTTATCCACCCCAAGAAATGTTGAGCTCTTAAATTGAAGAGCCCAGGCAAGCCCAAGGATCATGGGCCCGTCGATCCCACTCTGGTTCTTGGTTGTTGCCAGATAAAAAGAACCTGCCGTATCCGAGGGGCTTTTAAATAGAATCGGACGTAAAGGGCGGGCATACTTTGAGATGTCTCGAGGATCCGCCCCTATCATATTCCCCAGATACATCGACACGGCGGGGTTACGTAAAGAGGCCTGCTCAGAATTAATCTCGTTAAAGTCCGGCTGACCATTTCCTACATCATCGACGTCAACCCTGTACTCCGTGAAATACTGCGTATTAAGATCTGGCGGTTTTCCAGTACCACCATTCGTCGTCACATAGAAGATGTCCTTCATATCCTTGGTAGTAAATGGGGTAATAAAGGAACCAGGAATGAGGGTACCATCGGGATTGTAGAGATTATTTGAGGCATTTCGAACTGCAGGGCCCAAGGCAATAGACGCCCCGTCAGCAAATTGATAGTTATGTATTGCCGTTTGAATGATTGCCCGGTCACCGCTGCGTATGAGAATGGCATCCTTGTAGTCATTGAAAAGTTCCACATTGTGATTGATAAAGAGGCCCCCGCCAACTGGGGACGTCATTTGCATATCACCAGGGAACATTCTGCGATGACTATACTGGATCTGATTCAGGTCTTCAGTGGGAATCGCATCTGGCATGATTTGTACTAGATCATGAGCCATTGCATGTAGGAGGCCTGATGGAACCATCGACAATAAATAAGGTTTAGGAGTTCCACCGGTCTCCGCGAAACCAAAAATTCCTATGCTGTACTCTTCCGGAAAAGCACCAATTATACCCGCAGGACCCATATAGGCAAAGGAAAGGGGGACATTATCTCTGGCTCCATTTTCAAAGAGCCATTCCACGGTCATTTCATATCGGTCGGGGTTCACATGAAGAATTCGACCCAAACGAATATGAAAATACCGCTGCATTTTCTGGGAAGGGCGATCCCTATCCAATGCCCCGGGGAGTTTCTCCCCTTTATGGTAGATATTTGAACTGAAGGCCATTATTGTGGTGATCCTATATTTGCGGTGGTTTTCGTGTTGGATTTACCCCTTGGAGAATTTGAACCAGGGGCTATCGTGGTAGCGGTATTATTCGGGTCAATCGTTTTATTCTGAATGCCATTTTGTGTTGATACCTGATTGGGCTGGGATGCCGTTCCTTGCTGTGTACTCTCAGTTGCAGGAAGATCCTTCTTTACCCCGGAAACAAGATTAGTACTTTTTCCAAGATACCCAGGGACAATACCTTCGTCGCTCTGTGCAACTGATCCTTTGAAATTGAATAGACTTGACATTCTTGCACTTTCCATACCTGCCCCGGATGAAATGTTTTCCGTCGGGGTCTCCGGAACAGAAACATCAGAACCAATAAATTTAGGATTCACTCCACGACCGTATGAGAAAGCTCCAATAACCCTGTATCCTAATTCATCTGAATAGGGGAGGGCTTCAGGGGTAGCCGTTTTGATCTTCTCATTTGGGACGATTTTATACAGACCTCGAGTAGTTCCTGGAGCAAGACCCTCCATAAGATCCTGAGCCTTGGCTTGATCAGAAGTAAGGTCAAAGATATCCGGGGGGTTAGAGGGATCCTTTTTGTTTAAAATAGCAGCATCATACTGCCACACAAGGTTTGCCTGAGGCCCGGTCCATTTATTGTTTACAAACCGAAAAGCTCTGCGACGCTCCCCCATAAAACTCATCGAAGTCGTACAGCTTCCACCATAATCAAAAGTATGGTTTATTGATTTCACATAATGGTAAGAATCACGGTGCCGTACATAGATTGGATACCCCAATCGAATTTCTGGCCGCCCCGGAACTGTTATGGATCCGTTATATGCCGAAGCATTAATTGTCCCGAGCTCGCCCATTGCAAGGGTACGTGCAATATTTGGGTTCTGAATAAAGTCATAATTTTTCTGAAAATACCGTACACCATATTTTTGCGTCAGCTCCACGTCCATGTAAAACCCAGGTTTTCTGGGTACATCGGAACTTTTCAAAGCCACGTCCATGGGCAGGGAGACTTCCATGACTGTTTTAATCTGATCAGAATCCACATTAAAAGAACAATTGATTATATCATGCGGCTCAAATTCATAGGGCTGAATACCTTTGACATTTATATTGTAAAAGGGCGGTTTAAAAATGAAGTTTCCATTAAAATCCTGGAAAAATTCAAAATTGATCCGGTTTTTTACTTCCGTGGCAATATCCAGCTTAGTCATCGTCTCAGCACTCTGAAAGGTCCCCATGTTATTATAATCGAAATAGGGCATAAATTTATTAATCAGACCATCTTCCGCTATATCCAAATCGAATCGATCCAAGTCATCTCTTTGAACGGCCTTTTTTGCTCTAGAGTTTCCCGTAGATGTCCCATTGGAATCCGCGGTTTTTGGGTACTCACGAACACCTTTATTGTTTACTGGATTACCGGATAAACCGTACATTTTGAGTAATCCGCCGAGACCACCCGCAAAACGCTCCCGCCAATATGCAGTGATTCCTTGAACCTGCTTTTCAAACAATTTTGTAGGATAAAAAGACTGTAAAGGCGTCAGCTGTACAAGCCACGTCGGCGATACGAAATCACTCATCCCCATGTCTTTGAACATCCGCCAAATAATTTCATACGGAGTGGCCCGTTCAAATATGGTTTTGCACGGCGTTAGAAGTTGGCCGGCTGCAGGACCACCACCCGCAGCAACCTGACTAGCTGGGGTTGGATGAACCGTAATTGTCGACATCCCCCACCAATGAAGCATGTCCGAACAGTTCAGTGTAACTTTCCAAACGCCCCCTGAAAAATTTTCCTCTATGCCTGTAATGAACCCCCAGAACACCGGGTAGTACCTGGGTTGATTATCTACCATGAAACGGCCCTTCATATAGATCTTCACTTCCATCATCGGAGTGAAAACAGAGAATCGCTGCATACCGTCTTCTGTAACAAAGGGCACCCAATAATTGGATTTTTCATTATATATCGGGGTTTGAACTTCAATGGATGCGGTATTTCCCCCTGGGGTATCGATCGTAGCCTGAATATTAACTGATGTAATTCCATCATTGAAGTTCAGATTCGTGTCTTTACCCGCAACCGGAGCAATGATCGTTGATTGGAGACTTCCCCCAATGTAGACCAGCACATCAGGGGCAAGTTTAATTACCCCGCGATTTTTGAATTCGTCCGCAGTAAATAACCCGGAGTTTTTAAATGCTGTATTCATGATAGAGTATTCTCAGGGGGATCATAGGAACTTGATTTTGTCATAGTGACCACCGAGGTCGAGTCACTTGGAATTGGAAGAAAGTGCCCCCGGACGTCCCTGTAATTTGTAGACAAGGTACTGCAAATAAATTCAAAATTATAGGACATTTGAAAAGGCGATGCCGCATCATTGTCTAACGTAAACGTATTAAAGTGTCCGTTATAAATATCCCCATCCCAGGAAAGTTCAATTCCACGAACAATGCTGATTTGACGGCCGATGAAATTATTCTGGTTCGTATTGGGTTTGGTGATGTCTTCAAACTGGTAACCGTTATTCCGATAAACGGCGGTCAATCCCAAGAGATTGTGAAAGGCCAGAGATGACCTTGATGTTACTTGAGCGAGGCCCTCGGACGTCGTCATAAAAGCGGCTGTTTTTCCAGTAGCAGAGAGCATGTCCTGATTAGGACCCCAAGGCTGGATAATA